ATAAGAATATAGTAAACTTGCTTTGTAAGTCTACTGCACTTCCGGCATCAAATTTAGGTGTGATTGAAGTTCCTTTTAGGGGAAGAACAGTTAAGATTGCAGGTGATCGTACCTTCGATACATGGACTGCTACCTTCTTCAATGATAAGGATATGTTAATTCGTTCCTTCTTTGAAGAATGGTTGGAGAAAATGAATACACACAAATCAAATACTGCTCCTCTTTACAAACCATCATCCGGCACTAGTGCTGCTGATAAAGGTTATATGGCAACTGTTTCTGTGAAGCAGATGCGTAAGGATGGCACTGATAGTGGAACTGTTTTACGTCAGTATGATCTTCTTCATTCTTTCCCAACTAATGTTTCCCAGATTGATCTTGCTTATGACAGCAATGATCAGATTGAAGAATTCAGTGTTGAATTCCAGTACAGCTACTGGTTATCTCCTTCTACTCCAACTGTTGGTGGTCAAGGACTTGCTTCGGCGGTAACTGATGGACCAACATTTGGCAGTGGTATACAGGAGTAGATATCCAATATAAATAGTACTAGCAATAGATAGCATACTGTTATGAGTCAACTGTTTGGTTTTCTAATTAATAAACAGGGGGAACCAAAAGGACAATCTCCAATTCCCCCAAATAGTGATGATAGTGTAGCCACCGTAGCAGGTGGCTATTTTGGTACTTATGTTGACGTTGAAGGTGTATCTCAAAATGAGTATGAACTCATTAAAAGATACAGAGATATGTCACTTCACCCAGAAGTGGATACAGCAATTGATGAAATTGTTAATGAATTTGTCGTTAGTGATGCCAATGATAGTCCTGTTGAAATAGAACTATCAAATTTAAACATTAGTGCAGGTATTAAAACTAAAATTCGTAATGAATTTGATCATATCAAAAAACTTTTGAATTTTGATAAGGGCGCACACCAGATAATTAGAAGCTGGTATGTAGATGGAAGAACTTATTATCATAAAGTTATAGATTTAGACAACCCCAAATTGGGTATTCTTGAGTTAAGGTATATTGATCCACTCAAGATTCGTAAAGTAAGACAAAAAATAAAAGATCCTTCTCAGACATCTAACCCGCAGTTAGTTCGTGGTACTGCTTTAGAATATGATTGGGGTAATTACGTAGAGTATTACATTTATAAACCACGAGGATTCTCTGGTTCTATGAGTATGCCTCAAAATTCTTCTTCTGATTTTTCAACAGCAGAAGGAATTAAGATTGCATATGATTCAATTGCTACTGCAAATTCAGGTGTAACAGATCTGAATAAGAAGTATACCTTAAGCTTCATGCATAAGTCGATTAAGTCATTGAACCAATTGCGAATGATTGAGGACGCCTTAGTTATATACAGGCTTTCAAGGGCACCTGAACGTAGGATCTTTTACATCGATGTTGGTAATTTACCAAAGGTAAAAGCAGAACAATATCTACGTGATGTGATGGCTCGTTATCGTAACAAGTTAGTTTACGATGCTAACACTGGTGAGATCAGAGATGATAAAAAGCATATGAGTATGCTTGAGGATTTCTGGTTGCCACGTAGAGAAGGTGGTAGAGGAACAGAAATTTCAACACTACCAGGAGGACAGAACCTTGGAGAACTTAAAGACGTTGAGTATTTTAGGAAAAAATTATACAACTCCCTTAACCTTCCTCCTTCAAGACTCACAGATGACAATAAAGCTTTTAATCTTGGCAAGACTACTGAAATACTGCGAGATGAACTTAAGTTCACCAAGTTTATTGGCAGACTCCGCAAGAGATTTTCTGCACTATTCCAGGATATTCTAAAAACTCAATTGATTCTTAAAGGTATCATTGCTCCAGAAGACTGGGATGATATGGAGGAGCATATTCAATATGACTTCCTCTTTGATAATCACTTTAATGAATTAAAGGAACAAGAGTTGCTGATGGCAAGAATTAATCTTGTAACACAGATGGATCCATTTGTTGGTAAGTACTTCTCCACAGAGTATTTGCGTCGTCATGTTCTACAACAGAACGACAAAGAGTACAAGGAAATGGACAAGCAAATGAAGTTTGATATTGATACTGGTGTAGCACTTAACCCTGCTGATGTTACTAGTTTTGATATGATGGATCGTCAGAATGATGCCTTTGCTCCGGAGATTCAAGCACAACAGCAAGATGATCAAGCAGCACTTGATCAAGCGCAGTCTGATGATGCTCATAAGAAGGAAATGCAGAAAATTAAGGCAACGTCAAATTCTAAAGCAACTTCATCTACTAAATAATTCTTATAACTTGTAAATATTATGGATACAACACCATTAGATTCTGAATTGGTTGATATTGTTGATCTGCTTGCTGACAAGAAAAGGTCAGAAGCTATGGACAAGATAAATGATTTTCTTTTTGCGAGAGCATCAGATGTCATTGATACATATAAACAGACTGTATCTTCATCATACTTTGATGAACCTACAGCACAACAACAACCCAACGAAGAATGAAACTTATTACCGAGAACATCGAATCAGTTGAGTTAATCACTGAAGAAAAAGATGGGGAAAAGAAACTCTATATTGAGGGTGTCTTTCTTCAGTCTGAAGTGAAGAACCGCAACGGAAGGGTATACCCATTTAAAGTTCTTGATAATGAAGTGAAACGTTATAATGAAGAATATATCAAACCAGGTCGTGCTCTGGGTGAATTGGGTCATCCCGATGGACCTACTGTAAACCTTGATCGTGTGTCTCACAGGATCGTAAGTTTAAAAGCAGAAGGTAATAATTTTATCGGTAAAGCACATATCCTTGATACTCCTAATGGCAAGATTGCTAAATCACTTTTGGGTGAAGGAGTGAAACTTGGTGTTTCTTCTAGAGGCATGGGTACTCTTGATAAGCAAGAGGGTGTTGCCTATGTCATGGATGACTTTATGCTTGCCACTGCTGCAGATATAGTTGCAGATCCTTCTGCTCCAGATGCTTTTGTTAATGGAATCATGGAAGGTAAAGAGTGGGTATGGAACAATGGTATTTTAAAAGAAACTACTGTTGCTAAATATCATCAGACTATTAGTCAAGCATCACAGAGTGAATTGGAAGGTAAGACCTTACAGGTCTTTAAACACTTCCTAACAACTCTATGATTTATAAATAAAAACAGATAATTATCAGAATAATTTTAAGGGGAAACTCAAATGTCAGATATGCTAAACGAAAAGTTTGAGGAGTTTGTAACTGAATCACATAAGGAACTTGCCGAAACTCTTGGTCAAGATCCCATGGGATCCGTTGCTGCTGCTGTTATTCCTGGTGGTGGTTCTTATCACGCCAACAGCCAAACCTCAGGTGCTGTGAATCAAAATGGCGGTAGTGCCGAAGGGCGCACTGGTCATGCTGCTGACCTGAGTACCGATGTTGCCCAAGCGGGTCAATCGATTACTGATAACGGTGGTCCTCGTCCTGATGGTAATGAGTCTGGTGAAGATAATCCCGGTGCTAAAGCATCTGCACCTGTATCACAAGTCGCTGGTGATCCCCAACAGCGAGGTACTGGTAAAGATGAGCCTGCCGGTTCTAATCCTAAGTTTGGCGCTGACATTACACATGGAACATCTACTGGTCCTACTGTAACTTATCCGATCAAGCCTTCCTTTGAGGAAGTTGATATGTCTGCTGATGTTGCAGCATTGACAGAAGGAACTGAACTCTCTGAGGAGTTCAAAGAAAAAGCAACAACAATTTTTGAGGCTGCTGTTAAGTCTAAACTCAATGAAGAGTGGACTAAACTTGAAGAGCAGTTCAAAATACAACTGGAAGCTAAGTCAGTGGAAATTAAGGCTGAGCTTGCAGAAGAAGTAAACGGTACATGTAAGTATGCCGTTCAGACCTGGTTAGAAGAGAACCAGATTGCTATTGACCGTGGTATTCGCAATGAAATCACAGAAGATTTTATTGCCGGTCTTAAGAATCTCTTTAACGAGCATTATATTAATATCCCCGACGATAAAATTGAAGTCGTCGAGGGTTTGACAGAAGATCTTCGTAAAATGGAAGAGCGCCTTAATGAACAGATTGAGCGCAATGTGGGACTTAATAATCGTCTTGATGAATCTGCACGTACAGTTGTTCTGAATACAATTTCAGAAGGACTAGCAGATACACAGAAAGACAAACTTGCTAAACTAGCAGAGGGGGTAGGATTTGAATCAGAGGAGAAATTCGCTGAGGCAGTCAAGACTCTTCGTGAGTCATACTTCCCAGATGCACCTGCTGTTAAAGCAGTAGAAGCAACTGACGAGACACCAGTAGAAGGTCAAGGCGATGTAGGTCCAGCAATGGCATCTTACATGCAGGCCATCGAACGCTGGCAGTAATATAATAATATAACACACTTTCTTTAGAGTTTAAAAAAATGTTTAACGCAGAAAAACTCCAAGAGAAGTGGGCACCTGTTCTCAATCATGAGGGAGCTCCTGAACTTAAAGGAGATCGCTACAAGAAAGCAGTAACCGCAGTACTCTTGGAAAACCAAGAGCGTTTCATCCGTGAAGAACGGGGAATGCTCAATGAGGTAGCAGTCAACGCATTAGGCGCTGGTACTGTATCTCCCGCTAATTCTGCATTGGGTAATTCCAATACAGCTGGCTTGGCAGGTTTCGATCCTGTCCTAATTAGCCTCGTTCGTCGTGCTATGCCTAACCTTATGGCATATGACGTATGTGGCGTACAACCAATGAGTGGTCCTACAGGACTTATCTTTGCCATGCGTTCTCGCTACGAGAAACAGACTGGCGAAGAAGCACTATTCAACGAACCAGATACAGGATTCTCTGCTGGTGACGATGGAGACACAGCAGGTTCTTATGCTGTTCGTGAAGGAGATGGTACTTCAGATTCTGGTAATGGTCTTTCCGATGGTAACAACCCCGCCCTTCTAAATGACAGCACTGCTGGAACTTATGAAGTTGCTCGTGGTATGTCCAGGGAAAAACTGGAAAAAATGGGTGAGGCTGATTCCTTGTTCCGTGAGATGTCCTTCAGCATTGAGAAGACTTCTGTGACTGCAAAGTCCAGGGCTCTCAAGGCAGAGTACACTCTTGAACTCGCTCAAGACTTGAAAGCAATTCATGGTTTAGATGCTGAGCAAGAACTCGCTAACATTCTGTCTAGTGAAGTTCTCGCTGAAATCAACCGTGAAGTCGTTCGTACTGTGTATACCGTCGCTAAGAAGGGTGCTCAGAACAACGTTGCTAACGCTGGTATCTTCGATCTCGACGTTGACAGCAACGGTCGGTGGTCTGTTGAGAAATTCAAGGGTCTTCTTTATCAGGTAGAGCGTGACGCTAACGCTATTGCCCAAGAGACTCGTCGTGGAAAGGGTAACTTCCTCATCTGTTCTGCAGACGTTGCAAGTGCTCTGGCTATGGCAGGTGTTCTCGACTATTCTTCAGGTCTTAACGGTGCTGGTGGTCCTTCCATCGGTGATGTTGATGACACTGGAAATCTTGCTGTTGGTACAATCAATGGTCGCATTAAGGTCTACGTTGACCCATATGCTGCTAACTTGTCTGACAAGCATTACTATGTTATCGGTTATAAGGGTACTTCCCCATATGACGCAGGACTATTCTACTGCCCATATGTACCCCTCCAGATGGTTCGCAGTATTGACCCCAATACATTCCAACCTAAGATCGGTTTCAAAACACGTTACGGCATGGTATCCAATCCATTCGTTACAACTAACGGTGCATACAATGGTACACCTGACGGTGAGACACTTACCGCCAATGCCAACATGTACTATCGTCGTGTTCAGGTCACTAACTTGATGTGATACAAGTTTCACATTCGCATTACCAAAAGGACTCTTCGGAGTCCTTTTTTTTGTCTAAATAGATATATGACATACAAAAGACACGAATCAAATAATACAGAATCTGATCCTCAACCAGGAAGTGTAAGTAAAACACTTTATTCTGGAGACAGTGAGGGTTGGAGTACTGTGGCATGGAAAGATTGGAACG